CCTTCAACCATGACTTACTGCGGAACATCAATCACCTCAACATGACAAGAGTGATGCAAGCTAGTCTCTCGACCGTCGCGCTCGACAACGTGCCGCATACCGGACGGGGTTCTGATCTCCAAACGCAGGTATGTGTATACCTCACCTGTCCGTAACAGGATGAACCGCTGTCCCGGCTTTACCCTTCGCACTCGCGTGACACTTTCTGATTTCATCCTCTAGCTCCCGTTTAGCTGGCATCCCTCGCGCCTTCTCTACCTGCTCCAGATGTTCCCGACGTTTCTTGATCGGCCAGCGCAATACAGTCATCGCCTCGCAGTGGAGCGCATACTCTCTCGACTGCAAGCCCACTATGGAGCCATCAGGGAGAGTGACGAGTCGTGCGTTGTCGTGTCGTTTGCCGCACGCAAAACAGACATCTCGTCCGTCATCTGTAGACCGTGATTCGTCGCCCATGCCAGCACCTGCTCTACATAGTCCGAAAACTGCGCCTTCGTCAGCCCCGTTGTCGTTGGCTCCTGCTCGACCACCTGACCGTTAGGTAGCTCGATCATCCTGCCTGGCAGCAACTTGGTCTTAAAGTAGGCATGCCAGACATCCGGGTCGTGCTGGTTACCTTGTGGGCGGATCTGCTCGCTGATGGCGTGAATGGTGGCCCAATAGAACGAGTTCTGTGCGCTTGTCCGGTTGGGTGGCTCTATTCGTACCACCCAGCCATGCCGAGCGTTTCTGACGGCTTCTATAGCCCTCTGACGGGCAGTGTCGTGTGCGAGCGTAAAGATCACAGTTCTACCTCTTTAAGTTTCCAGCGGTTGCTCTCTTTGAACCATCCGTGCAGCACAATCCGCCAGCCAGACCGCAACATCTCTGGGTAGGCTTCTGACTCCTCTACCTTGTGCCTGCGATCTGATAGATGACCTTTGCTAGTTACCTGGACAGCTACCGTCTCACCGTTGCCGATACACAGCAGATCGATGCAGCCCCAGAGGTCATGCTTGCGCCGCGTAAACGAGTTGTAGTGCTCGACTGTGGCGACCATGTAGCCGAGATCGCGGAGATGAGCAGTAGACCTAGCAGTAAGTGTCATTCGCATAGTCCATAAATAGATGAGCAGGATGGGGCGTCTTGCTGGCGGATGAAGTCGTATTGATGCCTCCCTTTACTGGTTTTTGACCATTCAACCATTTGGCGAATGTTGCTCACTCGTTCTGCTTCTTCGTTTGAAAGCCCAGGAATGCCAGCGTTTAGAAGCGTTGCCGTTCCTGTTTTGCTGGCTTGTTGAACGATTTTTTCCCAATCGGCGACCCGATTGATCTCATCTGGAAACCGTTTGCTAATTTCCAGCAGTTCATCTTTCCTAGCGTGGATACAAGGCATACATCCAACCCTGCCCATGCCTTGCTCGTAGAGCGGGTTATGCTTAATCCCATGCTTCTTGTGCATATCGAAGCAGTCCTGCGCTGTCCACTTCAGTATCGGACGATAGTTCCACAAGCCTCCACCAACATCTTCTAACTCTGGCAAATCTCGCCTTGCAAGCGACTCATCAGCCCTTACGCCTTGCCATGACCAGATTGTGTCTCCTTGGTCTAGCAGTGGCATCTGTACTTGCTCGATGATTGGGTTGCGCTTGAGTTCTTCTGAGCAGAATCTAGCCTTGGTGCTGGGGAATCTCCCCTTCCAGATGCACAGATCGAGAAACGGATTGCCAGTCGGATGCAGCGCCCGAAGCGCACGATCAACTGTTGACTGAGGCACTCCCTTTTCCGGCCATTTGTGCTGGACGTACTCTCGTTTTCTTGCGATCTGCTCGCTGAAATCAGCCTTTACCGTCCTGATCGGGAATACCTTGTCGTTCAGATATTGCACATATTCATAGGTTTGTTGGTGCTCGTGACCTGTGTCAGCGAACACCGCTTGAAGGTTTGGCGTATCTCGCTCGATTGCCAGCAATAGAAGTGCTGTGCTGTCCTTCCCGCCGCTCACACTGACGATGTTATGCCGCATACTCTACCTGCACGATCTGGATGCCAGCGTATTCGGGGCAAAGATCGCCCAGCATCACCGCACCGTTGGTCAGCACTTGGATCTCCAATGCTCTGCGTAACGGAACACCTTTCTTCTTCCAGACGTTCATCGCCTGCCTGCTGATCTTTAGCTCCTGGCACAGCTTGCCTTTTGACCCCACCAGCGCGGCAGCTAGGTTGATTGCTTGCTCGACTGTCATAACCCCTCGAAATTGTAAAAGTTGTAAATAATGGAACATTCGCGTTGACAACGAGATGAACTGTACTTTAAGATTGCTTCACGGTCAACAACAACAACCGAGGACAAAATGAACAAACCGACCATTGAGCAGATTGCAACGTCATACAGTTTGTGGATGGACTACGTTGATCCTCTCGGAACGATGGACGCCTGCGAGTTTGAGTCGATGTCAGTAGCTGAGCGGATTGATCTAATTAAAACAACTTTCTTTATCGAACTGGAACAAGCATGAGACGCTGCGACATAGACTGGTCTGAAGCACAAGCTAGGTGGGAATACGATCAGGTTGATACATGGCTCGACTGCGAGTCGTATCCTGTGATCGTTCGCATCTTCACCGAATGTGCTGCTGGTGGTGACTTCTACGAGGACACCGAGCGCTTGGTGATGACTGCTGTCATGGAAGGTGCGGACGCTCGCACGATCCTGCGCGAAAGAATGCTCGACTACCTGACCAGGAACTTTCCCTTCTGGGAAATGCTCGTCAACAAAACACTGAAGGACTGCAAATGAAACACCTGCTCATCGTCGCGGCTGGAGCGGTTCTCGGTGTTACAGCAGTCGATTGGAGTATCGGGTCAACATCAACCATAGGAGACGCAATCTGGTGGCTAATCTCACGGATTTAGAGTTCAAGTGGATTCCAGGCGTCGCTACGGATGTGCAAGCAACGTGGCGACGGTTTGGGTGGATTCCACCAAGCGAGCAACAACAATACCTAACCAAGTGGCAACGATACAAAGGGTCGAGCAATGAAGCAGATAGCATCAGCGTTAGTGAAAGCACAAAAGGCATTCGGGCCAGCACTAAAGTCCTCCAGCAATCCGCACTTCAAAAGTCGCTACGCTGACCTTGCGGCTTGCGTTGAGGCAGTCATCGATGGCCTGAACGCCAACGGCATCATGCTTATGCAGCAGACGCACGAGTGCGAGGACGGAGTGATCGTCGAAACCGTGTTCATACACGAGTCAGGCGAAACACTTTCAGCTGGCAAACTCCATGTCCCTGCTTCCCAGCAGAACGCACAGGGATACGGCTCAGCGCTGACCTACGCTCGCAGGTACAGCCTGATGGCATCGTGCGGCATTGCACCAGAAGATGACGACGGCAACGCTGCAAGCAAGAAACCAGCAGTAGATCCAGCACCGTATCTCAAGCAGGTATCCCAGGCTGAGAACCTTGACGGGCTGAAGACAGTGTTCGCTCATGCTTACAAAGCGCTGAGAGACACTGAGTTCATGCAGCAACTCGAAGAAGCAAAGAACAACCGCAAAGCACAACTGATGGAAGTGAAATGAAACCAGCACACCTACTGAATGACCAGCAACGCGCACAACTCCGCTCAGCCGCACGAGTAGGGCGCGACTACATGCACGAGAACCGCGAACTGGAACTGACCATCGCTAGGATCAGGAACGCCAATCCGAACGCATTCTGGACACCGGAAACGCTGATCCTGCGGAAGTTTTACCACCGACCAAAGTTCCCGATCCCCCATCAATCTTGGACGGTGGACGCGCCATGAATCAGGCTGAGAGTATGAAACAACAAGATAATTTCACTTTGGATATTTTTGGTGAGCGGTCTGCCGCAGAGCAGGCTAAGGCTCTACGAGATGATGGAATCTATAAAGCCGTGTCTCATGCTGACCAAGTAGCTCCAGGATGGTCTGATAAAGCGTTCGATATTTCTGCCATGTATTTGAATCGATTAAAGGCAGGCTCCGAAACAACGAGCGAGGCTATTCGTTTACACGCAGAAGGATCCGGTCTTTCACATCCTCCCGACACCCGCGCTTGGGGAGCGGTGTTGCTTAGACTAGCTAAAGCCAACAAGATAAAGAAATTGGGCTGGACTACAGCTCAAGACCCAAAAGCACATTGCAGACCCGTCACCTTATGGCAGATCAAATGATGAGTGAGCAACGTACAGAACAGTGGTATGCCGACCGACTCGGGCATGCCACCGGGTCACGCGCTGGCGACATCCTGGCTGGAAAAGAAACACAGGCTCGCAAAGGTTATCTGACCCAGATAGTTACAGAGCGACTAACGGGTCGCGCACAGGAATCGTTTGTGAATGCTGATATGCAGCGAGGGATAGATGTCGAGCCGCTTGCAAAGGCAGCGTATCAGGCCAACTACGAATTGACGGACAATGTTGGGTTCGTAAAGCACCCGCTTATTCGTTGGTTTGGTGCCAGCCCGGATGCTCTCGTCGGTACAGAGGGACTGGTCGAGATCAAGTGTCCCAGATCAACCACTCATCTGGAATACATCCAGTCAGGCAAACCACCGACAAAGTACATCCCGCAGATGCTGGCGCAGTTATCCTGTACTAAACGAAAGTGGGTGGACTTCGTATCGTTCGACGATAGGTTTCCAGAGCACCTTCAGTTGTTCGTCGTGCGGTTTAAGCCTACAGCGGAGGAGATCGAGAAGTTCGAGAGCAAGGTCAAAGAGTTTTTGTGTGAAGTAGATAACCTCATGGAGAAGTTATGCCCCTCGTCTACGAAGTAATCGCAACAACCGGAACCTACACCAACAAGAACGGTGAGGAGAAGAAACGCTGGCAGAAGATCGGTGTTGTCATGCAAGGCAACAAAGGTCTAACGCTTAAGATGGAGTCCGTCCCTGTCGGCTGGGATGGATGGGCAACGTTAGCAGAACCAAAGGCACGAGATGACTCACCACCCTTCTGATCCAACCAACCCCGACCACTACAAAGGAGCAGTTGAGTGTATCGATGCGATAACGGTGGCAACAGAAGGCTTGCAGGGAATCGAAGCCTTCTGCACTGGTAACGCAATAAAATATATCTGGCGTTGGAAGAAAAAGAACGGCAGAGAGGACTTAGAGAAAGCTCAGTGGTACATCAACCGGCTTTTGCGATCATTGTGAGTGCATGGGAGCGGACTTCCTCTACACGCCGCTCCCAACCTCTACCGAACGTATCCCAGGTCTTGAGTTCCTTCAGGAACGCCAGACGCTTGTCGCAGTACAGGTTCACAAGATCAGCAGGCACCATCGCTTCAACAGTTCTCAGCGTCATCGGCCCGATAACTCCGTCTGCCTGCACTCCAACGCATTCCTGTAGCCATTTTGATGCTCGACCCGTCCCGCTGTTTACACTGGCGTCGAACACGCAGTAATCGACCCCAGACGGCAGGTCATCGCCTTTGACGCGCTGCCAATA